TTACGCTCGCGCTAGAAAATTTACCATTCTTTTTACAGCCTGGATGTAAAGCTTTAAATAAAGGTAGTATAGAGTTTAGTAATAATAGTAAGATAATAGCATCTGCTACATCAGGAAGTTCAATCAGGGGTTTATCTATTAATCTACTCTTCCTTGATGAGTTTGCTTTTGTAGAAAATGACGCACAGTTTTATACATCAACTTATCCTGTAGTATCTGCTGGTAAAGATACACAGATTATTATTACATCTACAGCAAATGGTATAGGTAATGTATACCATAAACTATGGGAAGGAGCTGTACAAAAGACAAATGAGTTTAAACCTTTTAGAGTTGATTGGTGGGATGTACCAGGAAGAGATGATAAATGGAAAGAAGAAACTGTAGCGAATACATCGGAATTACAGTTTGAACAAGAATTTGGTAATACATTTCATGGAAGAGGTAATACACTTATAAGTGCTAATCATTTATTAGCTCAAGTAAGTATTGAACCAGAATTTTTTAAAGAGAATGTTTGGATATACAAGCAGCCTATAAAAGACCATGAATATGTAATGACAGTTGATGTATCAAAAGGTCGTAATCAAGACTATAGTACGTTTACTATAATTGATGTATCAACTACACCTTTTGAACAAGTTTGTGTATTTAGAGATAATAATATATCTCCAATGTTATTACCAGACATTATATACAAATATGCAAATACATATAATGAATGTTATGTAGTAATTGAAAGTAATGACCAAGGAGCTGTTGTTTGTAATGGTTTATATTATGATTTAGAATATGAAAACATGTTTGTAGAATCAAGTATTAAAGCAAATGCGCTTGGTGCTACAATGACTCGAAGAGTTAAGCGTATCGGATGTTCAAGTATAAAAGACTTAATAGAACAAGGTAAGCTTAAAATAAATGATGCTAATACAATAGTTGAAATGAGTACATTTGTAAGTAAAGGCAATACTTATATGGCAATAGCTCCTAATCATGATGATATAATGATGAACTTAGTTTTATTTGCTTGGTTTACAACAACTGATGTATTCCAATCATTAACTAATATTGATATGAAAGATATGTTATATAAGGAAAGATTAAAAGCTATTCAAGACGATATGCTTCCTTTTGGCTACGTAGAGAGTGGAAACTACGAAAAGGATAAATATACTAAAGACGAAGATGGGAACATTTGGTTTGAACAGGAGTGGACAGGAAATGCAAAATTTTAGCGATTATAGAAAAAGAAAATACAATTATGCTACTGAAGAATGGGAAGATGTAGGAGTAATATCTGAAGCTGAAGCTTCATATAGATTTGTTTATCTATGGTATGATGACCCTGAAGACCCTGATGACCCAGAAGCAACTGCAGATGACTTTATAAAAGAAGGTGAAAAATTAGGCCTTAAACCTTTTAAAGTTGATGTACAGGGAGCATATTCTGATTTAGAAGATGGTGTAAGATATATTTATGATGGTATGTCAGAAAAAGAACGAAAATTTAAAATTGATGATAATACAATTGTATTTGTAAGAGCTCCAGTCACTAAAAGAAAATCATGGTCAGACTTTTTAACTCAGTTAGAAAGAGCCGGAGTAGTTTGTGTGAATACACGTTCATGCATGGAAATTACATCGGACAAATATAGAACAAGTCTATATCTTGCTGAAGCAGAATTAAATCAACCAAAAACTGTTTTAATACATCATCCAAATAAAGCAGTTGATGCTATGAAAAGATTAGGTAGTAAATATCCAGTTATACTTAAAACACTTACAGGTTCATTAGGTATTGGTGTAATAAAGGTAGATTCAGAAAGTTCATTACATTCTACTGTACAATTATTATATAAATTAGACCCTAACATGGGTGTCTTATTGCAAACAATGATTGAAGACTTTACGTTTGATATTCGTGCACATGTAATTGGTGGTAAATTTCATGGTGCAATTAAAAGACCAACAGTTAAAAAAGACTTTAGAACAAACGTATCCTTAGGCTCTAAACCATCTCCTGTAGAATTAACTGATTTAGAAATACAGCATGTAGAAAAAGCTGCAAAAGCTGTTGATGGATTATGGGTTGGAGTAGATATATTCCCATCAAAAGATAGAAATAAAATACCACCAATGTTTATTGAAATTAATTCAACGCCAGGAACAAAAGGTTATAGAGCAGCAACTGGCGAAAATTTACCTAAAAAAGTTTTAGAAAAGTTTAAAAATAGAGATTACTGGTTAAAACCAGGAACATATAAGTCTATGTTTGAAAATAAAATACAAGTTGAATCAATGGAATATGATGGAGACTACGTTAAATGGTCTAAAGATAATGTAAAACATGTTCATGAAGTATATGATGTATCTAATGATATGAATCCAATCATAGAATTTAATTCACAAAAAGTAGAATTAATTCGATAGAGAACATAATATTATAAATAATAGTATTGAAGATTCGTATTATGAAACATATTAACTAACTCAAAAATAGAGGACAAAGCGATGGCATTTCAAGTATCACCAGGCGTTCAGGTTCAAGAAATCGACGCCACGAATGTGGTCCCAGCAGTATCAACCAGCATTGGTGGATTTGCAGGCTCATTCAACTGGGGTCCTGTGGACGAAATTGTAACTGTCAGTTCTGAAAATGAACTAGCAGCAAAATTTGGTGCACCAGATGATTCCACAGCTAAGCACTTTTTAGTAGCAGCATCTTTCTTAAAGTATGGTAATGCTCTTAAAGTGGTTCGAGTAGCTACAGGTCACGAAAACGCGACTTCTGATGGTTCCGGACAGCTGATAAAAAATGATGAAGATTATGATAATTCTAGTTTGAGTGTTGGTAGCTGGATTGCAAAACATCCAGGTGTATTAGGTAATAGCATAAAAGTAGGTTTAGTTACAGCCAGTGTTTCTAATTTTAGTACTATACAGTACTTGACAGACAGTGACGGAACTAAATACCTATATTCTAGCATTTTTGATTCCATACCAGGAACTTCCGAGTATGCATCAAATCTAGGAAAAACATCAGCAGCTGACGAAGTACATGTCGTCGTTATTGATGAAGACGGCGCTATTTCTGGTGAAGTTGGAACTGTATTAGAATCATTTGGATATCTTTCTCAGGCATCTGATGCTAAGAAATCTGATGGTTCATCTAATTACTACAAAGATGTTATTAATCAACAATCTGCGTATGTATATTGGGCAGCTCATGATTCTAACTTAACAGATGCAGGTGAAACTGTATCAGCTAATACTACTTTTGTTACTAGCACAACAGCTTTAGAGAGTTCACTTTCAGGTGGCTCAGACGATAACGCTCCTACAACTGGAGAAATTGCATTAGGTTTCGATCTTTTAGAAGATTCAGAAACTGAAGATGTTAATTTACTTTTTGCAGCTCCTGACGCTAATGGCGAAGAAGCAATTGCAGAAGATTTAATATCAATTGCAAGTTCTAGAAAAGATTGTATGGCATTTGTATCACCTCCAATTGAAGATACAGTAGGTAGTTCAACACCAGCAGCAGATGTTAAAGCATTTGCAGATGGTTTAACTTCATCTTCTTATGCTTCATGTGATTCAACAGCTCTTTATGTATATGACAAATATAACGATGTATACAGATGGATTGGAGCTGCAGGTCACCAAGCAGGATTATGCGCTAACACAGATAATGTGGCAGATGCATGGTTCTCACCAGCAGGTGTAAACAGAGGTCAACTTTTAGGAGTAACTAAGTTAGCGTTTAATCCTAAGAAAGCAGATAGAGATACACTTTATAAAGCAAGAGTTAATCCAATAGTATCATTACCTGGACAAGGTACAATATTATTTGGTGACAAAACTTTATTAAGCAGACCTTCATCGTTCGACAGAATTAACGTAAGAAGACTTTTCATTACATTAGAAAAAGCAATTAGTACTGCTGCAAAAGCACAACTATTTGAATTTAACGACGAATTTACAAGAGCACAGTTCAGAAATTTAGTTGAACCGTTCTTAAGAGACGTCAAAGGTAGACGTGGACTTACAGACTTTTTAGTAGTTTGTGATAACACCAACAACACACAAGCAGTGATAGATGGTAATAAATTTGTAGCTGACATTTTTGTCAAGCCTGCAAGAAGTATTAACTTTATATCACTTAGTTTTGTGGCAACTAGGTCCGGAGTAGAATTCTCCGAGATTTCAGGTTCTTAGGAGGATAAGACATGGCAATATTAGGCGTAGACGATTTTAAATCAAAACTAGTAGGCGGTGGAGCAAGAGCTAACTTATTCAAAGTCACTTTGAACTTTCCTAGTTATGCACAAGGTGATGTAGAACTTACATCATTTATGTGTAAAACAGCTCAAATGCCTGCATCAATAATTGCACCTATCCCTGTATTATTCAGAGGTAGAACATTGCAAATTGCTGGTGACAGAACATTTGACCCTTGGAACGTAACTATCATTAACGATGTTGGTTTCGAGGTTAGGAATGCTATGGAACGTTGGAGTAATGGTATTAACAATAATAACTTAAATACAGGATTATCTAATC